GCCTTTCCCGATTTGGGATGATGTTCAAACCTTTGACGGCAAACCTTGGCGAGGAATTGTTGATGTCGTATCTGGCGGATTTCCATGTCAAGACATCAGTGCCGCTGGAAAAGGAGCAGGAATTGATGGAGAACGATCAGGAATGTGGCGTGAAATGGCTCGCATCATTCGTGAAGTACGACCACGATTCGCATTCGTGGAAAACTCATCAATGCTCACTTCTAGGGGGCTTGGACGAGTTCTTGGAGACTTGGCCTCAATGGGGTTTGATGCGAGATGGGGAGTGCTGGGAGCAGCAGATGTTGGCGCAAACCATCAGAGGGACAGAATCTGGATTGTCGCCAAATGGCGTGGACAGCTTCCACACGCCCAACACGACAGGATTGGACGGTGGGAGCAACAGCAGAAAAGCACTCAAGAAACGACAAGAGATGTGGCCAACACCTGCGACCAAGGGTTACGGTCATGCAGCGGAGGGCATGGTGGGAAATCTTATGCAGAAGATCGAGGACGGAATGATAACCAAGCGGGAAGCGGAACAAATGTTGAGTTTGCCGCATCTAGAGAATCACAGAACATGGAAAAAGAAGTGGGGGACACCAAAAGTTCAAGACTCACGCCATGCTTTGAGGGACAGGGGCAAGGGGAATCTTGGAGAGCAAGTATCGGGTCTGCACAATGGTGGGAAGTTGAACCCAACGTGGACAGAGTGGTTGATGGGCTGGCCTCTAGAGTGGACAGACTTAAAGCCATTGGAAATGGACAAGTCCCGTTGTGTGCCGCAACAGCTTGGAGAATCCTAAGTGAACTATTTTGACGCAAACAAACTTTTAGACAGGGTAAAAGATGGACAAACCTTCAGCCGTGTCTGCATCAACCGAGCGTTATGCCTCACTGGAGACCTTGACTTCCCACTATGCCCATTTAGCGATGACGAAGGGGTGGTTGGATTACACCAGACACAGAGTGAAGGAATTGCGAGATTCGAACGAAATGTGGAAAGACCTTCCCCGTTTGGTGAAAGAACGGATTGAGCAATTAAAAAAGCGGAATGTAAAAAAATGAGATACGCCGCCAGGGTTGATGCCATAAAGCCACCAAGGAAGCAAAGACCAAAACTTGGTTACAACCTTATTTGTATCATTTGCAATCAATCTTTTCGTTCTTTTAGCAGATCAAAATATTGTGCAGATCACAAAGCAGAAGCGGCAATTAACAAAGTTGCCAAAATTAAACTAGGAAAACCAATTGACCCAGACAAAAAAGAAACCAAAATTTGTTTGCAATGCAAAAAACAATTTGAACATTACAAGTCACGCCAAAAATTCTATTGTTCTTATGAATGCCACTTGGATAGCGGTGGCGCTTGGCGGGCTGGATTAGCTTCAAAGAAAGCAGTTATGAAATATGGCGCAAAAAAAGATGCTAATCATTTTGAGATTGTTGATGCATTAAAAAAAGCTGGGGCTTATGTGATTGATATGTCTCATGTTGGTAGCGGATTTCCAGATTTGATTGTGGGGGCGCATCAAAAGACCATGCTTGTTGAAATCAAGAACCCAAAAACCGCTTATGGAAAAAAAGGTTTAAACAAAAACCAACAGAAATGGAAAGAACAATGGGTAGGTGGCCCATATTGCATCGTAGACAGTATAGAAGGGGCTACAAGGGCCGTTAATTTGCTTGCTGACCCTGACCCACTTGCAAACGAAAAAACGCCTTAAAAGGAGATTAAATGAAACCAGAAGACGCCGCCCAAGACATACGCAACAAAGCCCGAGCCTATGGTGATGCCAAAGCCCAGCGGGTTTACCTTGAGGAATTCCGCAAGTCAAAAAAAGCCCTTTTGATGAAAGATGCCCTGCAAATGGGCTACGAGGCGGCAAACGCCCAAGAACGCGAGGCTTACGCCGACCCCGAATATCACACCCTGCTGAAAGGGCTGGCGGCGGCAATAGCCCAGGAGGAAACCCTGCGCTGGGAAATTGAGGCATCAAGGCTAGATGTCGAAATTTGGCGGACTCGAGAGGCCACCAACCGAATGCAAGACAGGGCGCACCAATGATTCACTATCATGGAACGCCAATAACGCCCATGAAAGCCATAGAAACTATGGGCGGCAAGCATTTCTGTGTGTCCTATGCAAGACCTGATGATTTGCAAAGGTGCTTGCGCTTGGGTCAGTCTTTGATGCTGGACAATGGGGCATTTAGTGCCAAAACCCGTGGTTTGACCTTTGACATTGATGGATTCTATGAATGGGTTGAACCTTTGCTGGCGCATCCACATTGGGCTGTTGTGCCAGATGTGATTGATGGGACCGTTGAGCAACAACGGGAAATGGTCAAAACATGGCCTTTCCGCAAAGAATTTGGCATACCTGTATGGCATTTGGGCTTGCCAATATCCTATTTATTGGAACTGTGCGACACCTGGGGGCGGGTTTGCTTTGGGTCTGCTGGCGAGTTTTGGCAGATTGGCACGACAAAATGGTGCGGGAAAATGGACGAAGCCTTCAATGCCATGACAAACACATTTGGGCGGCAATTGCCTTGGGTGCATGGGTTAAGGATGCTAAGACTGTCTGCTGGCCCTTGGCCCTTGGCTAGTGCTGATTCCACCAATGTGGCACTACATCACGCCGAAAAACAGGTTTGTGCAGGTTGCATGGCAAAACGCATTGATTCCACCAACCCCCCATTACTTTGGGAACAAAAACCTTTACAGGAGATTTTGATTTGATTTATCCAGCGATTTACATTGCCGCCCTTGTTGTTGCCAATCTTTTGGTGGCATGGCTTGGCCCTTGGTTTAGCCCAATAAACGCCTTTGTGCTGATAGGGCTGGATTTGTCATTGCGGGACAAACTGCATGAACAATGGCAAAACGACAGGCTTTTGCTAAAAATGGGTGGATTAATTGCTGTGGCTAGTGGGGTTTCCTATTTGCTCAATCCAGCAGCGGGGGCGATTGCTTTGGCATCATTTGTGGCGTTTGCTCTTGCCATGACTGCCGACACCATTGTTTATCATTATTTGCGGGATAAAGCATGGGTGATTCGATCAAACGGGTCTAATGTTGCTGGCGCTGCGGTGGACTCCATCACATTCCCAACCATTGCTTTTGGTGGATTGATGCCCGAAATCGTTGCCCTTCAGTTCTGCGCCAAAGTATTTGGCGGCGGCATCTGGTCTTATTGGTTAAAAAAATGAAGTGTCCAGAATGCGGAACATGGACAATTGTCAAAGAATCCAGAATATCCACAGGCAATACAAGAAGAAGGCGCTTGGAATGTGCAAATATGCACAGGTTTTCCACATTGGAGACAATCGTTGATCGAAAAACATTCATACGTCAGGTCAAAAAAGCTGCTGAAACTGGTGGCAAGCCTTGACTGTCAAGCCTGTGGGTCTGGGAACATGGTGCAAGCGGCGCACACAAATTGGGGCGGCGGCAAGGGCCGAGGGGTCAAAGCTGATGACAATCTGGTAGCCGCGCTGTGCCTGGGATGCCATTACGCCATAGACCAAGGCAAAGATTTAAACCGCCAGGAACGTCAGGAAATGTGGCTAAAAGCCCATCACAAGACAATTGATGCCTTGCGGGACTGCTGGCCTATTGACATTCCGCTACCTGATGCGAAAATCTGAGTGTTGGTTGGCCTTACCCATTACAGAAACTGCGGTTTGACGCTACGGTTAATGGATACGCCACCCAACAACCTACACGCATGGGGATTGGAGTGGGCCATCCTGCATCTTACCCTTCCAAGTAATTGGATAGACGCACGAAGTCGAAAGACGGGGCGTAGATGTGCAGTCCCCAGCCGTGTTGGTAGCAGTTGCCAGCATTTTGGGGGTTCGCCCCCTTTTTTTGGTTTATTGAATAACGCATGACCACAAAAACAGATAATCCCAAAGACTCTGCCAAGCGCACAAAGCCAGGAAGCGATGATCGGGCAAAGATCAGCCAGATGGTGCTTGATGGAATGCGAAGCGGCCTAAGTGCCTTCAAAGCGTGCCAAGCCGCTGGAGTGCCACAAAGCACATTTTCTCGCTGGGTCGATGATGATGCTATCCTTGCGGAAAACTACGCACGCGCACGCGAGGATTTAATTGAGCGCATGGCAACCGAGATAATGGAAATCAGCGATCAAGATGTCGGAATGTCTTTTGATGGCAAGAAGGACTGGGCGGCAGTTCAAAAGCACAAGTTGCAAGTTGATTCCCGAAAATGGCTTTTGTCTAAGCTGGCCCCTCGCAAATATGGCGAAAAGTTAGAGGTTTCTGGAGATCCTGATCGCCCATTGGCCTTTGAGAAGATTGAGCGCGTAATCATTAAGGCATGACCACCTTACAAATTCAGACCCAGAGAATGAACGCCAGCGCATCAGGTTCGAGCCAATCTTTGATGCCGACAGTTCGGTTTTCTTTGACCTGAACGCCAAACGCCAGGACAAGTCAGACGCTAAGTTTTGCTTTGTGGTCACCAGCATGACCCGTGACAGCTACAAAGAAATTTATAATGATGACCCAACAGATTGGCCCAAGATCATCCACCAGTACGAATTTGACTGGTCAACCCCTGATGTAGTTTTCGTTGCCGAGTACTACAAGGTTGAGGAAAAGTCAGAATTAATCCGCATTTTCCAAGCGATTGACGGAACTGAGGAACGCTACACACAAACAGATTTTGCGAACGATGAGACACTAGAAGAAACCCTAATGGCTGTCGGCACTCGAGAAGTACGCCAAAAGCGTGTGAAAAGAATGCGCGTTCGCAAATACATCATGTCTGGCGGCAAGGTGCTGGAAGATGCTGGGTATATTGCTGGAAAGAACATCCCGATTGTGGTTGTCTACGGCAAACGCTGGTTTGTTGACAACATTGAGCGTTGCATGGGTGCGGTCAGGCTTGCCAAAGATGCCCAACGCCTGAAGAATATGCAACTGTCCAAGCTGGGCGAGATAAGCGCACTGTCCAGCATTGAAAAGCCCATCATGACCCCTGAACAAGTGGCAGGGCATCAGGTGATGTGGGCAGAGGACAATCTGCGGGATTACCCTTATCTACTCATTAACCCGATCACTGGACCTGATGGCAACACGCAAGCCGCTGGCCCAGTGGGTTATACAAAGTCGGCACAAATTCCACCAGCAATGGCAGCACTTTTGGCAATCACTGAGCAGGATATGCAGGACATCTTAGGCAACCCACAAGGTGCTGACAAGATTGTGTCGGGCGTTTCTGGCAAAGCGGTGGAAATGATACAAACCCGTGTGGATATGCAGACGTACATC